CCTTGTTATTTAGAACACCAGGAGTGGCACAAAGATTAAATAACTTTGAATCTTCTATACACGGTGGTTACAGAAGAATAAGTGGTTTTTCAAAGTTTGGAAGTTCGCAAGTTAGTGGTAGTAATCAATTAGAAGGAATATTTAGATACGCAAAAGGTGTCGTAGCTTGTGCTTCTAGTAATATATTTTATAGTGCTGATGGTAATAGTTGGACACAAGTAAATAAAGATACGTATCAAACTAAAACAGGAACAGTTGCAGTTACTTCAGGTTCTGCAACAATAACAGGAAGTGGTACAGCTTTTACAACAGAGTTTGCAGTTGGTGATGATATACTAATTAATGGTGAACAATTTTTAGTATTAAGTATTGCTACTGACACTTCAATGACAGCAGATGGAAACTTTGCATCAAGTGCCTCTAGTCAAGCAATAAAGAAAAATGGTGCTACTATTTCACAATTAAATAGTGCAAGTGCAGTATCAAGAGGTTCTCAAAGTCTTTGTGAGTTTACGGTGTATGAAAGTAATAAACAATATGGTAAACTTTACATAGCAGATGGTGAAAATAAAATTGCTGAATTAGTAATAGAAATTACAGATGCAGGAGTACACACTTATTCATTTAAAGAATTAAATAGGTCAGCTCCTACAGACCCATCTCTAGTAACTATATTTGGTGAAAGATTAATTGTTGCAGGACAATCAAGTAATCCTCAACAAATTGCATATAGTACAAGACTAACACCAGAAGATTTTACAGGTTCATCTGCAGGTACAGTAGATGTTGGAGACCAGATAGTTGGTATAAAATCTTTTCGTAATAAACTAATTGTATTTTGTAAAAATAGTATTTATCAATTATCAAACTTAGATAGCACAGCAGTTTTATCTTCGGTAACTAAAAACATTGGATGTGTTAGTGGTAAAACTATTCAAGAGATTGGTGGAGATTTAATATTTTTAGCTCCAGACGGATTAAGAACTATTGCAGGTACAGCTCGTATTGATGATATCGAGTTAGGTTCTATTAGTAGAAAAATATTACCTGTATTTAGAGATGATGTTTTTCCAAATTTATCTACCATAACTTTTTCAAGTATGGTTATAAGAGAAAAAAGTCAGTACAGATTATTTTATTTTAAAAACGGAACAGCTGACTTACAACAAAAAGGTGTTCTTGGAACATTTAAAATATCATCACAAGGTGTTCCTTTATATGAGTGGAGTCAAACTACAGGTATTCCTGCTCGTATAACACACTCAGGATTTGATGAAAACGACAATGAAGTTTACTATCATGCAACTACAGATGGTAGAGTTTACAATCATGATACTGGAACTAGTTTTGATGGTAGCAATATACCATGCGAATATAAAACACCAGATTTAGATTATGGAGATTCTGGTGTTCGTAAAACTTTATATTATATTAAAACAAGTATTCGTGCAGAAGGTGCTAATGATAATTTAAAAGTTTTATGTAGATATGATTTTGATGATAACAATGTTCCACAACCAACTGAACTATCAATTGGTTCTTTAGCAAGTCCAGCAGTATTTGGTACAGCAGTTTTTGCATCAGCGGTTTTTGGACAAACTTTATTTCCACAACAAAAAATAAATTTAACAGGTAGTGGATTTACAAATAATTTTAGAATATCCAGTAATGGTACAGGTTCTTCATATACTGTTTCAGGATTTTATGTGGATTACATTCCAGGAGGAAGGATTTAAATATGGCGGCATACACTAGACAGAGTTCATTTTCAGATGGAGATACTATTAGTGCATCATTGTTTAACAATGAATATGATGCATTAGCAGCAGCATTTGTAAATACAAGTGGACACAAACACGATGGTACAACTGGTGAAGGTCCAGTTATAGGTGTATTAGGTGATGCTAGTGTAGCAGTTCCTCTTAATAAAATTTTAATTGATTCGACTAATGACCACCTTGAATTTTATGTAGATGTTTCTTCATCTTCAGTTCAACAACTTTATATTGCTGATGGTTTAATTGCTCCTGTTACAGATAGTGATGTTGACCTAGGCACTTCCTCTCTTTATTTTAAAAATGCATATATTGATTCTATAACTACTACAGGTAATGTAGCAGTAGGTGGTAACTTAACTGTTACTGGTACAACTACATTTAATGGTGGCACACTAACTCTTGGTGATGCTGATACTGATAACATTGTATTTGGTGGTGAAGTAGATTCTAATATTATTCCAGATGATGATGGAACTCATGACTTAGGTAGTTCTACAAAAGAGTGGAAAGATATTTATATTGATGGTGTTGCGTATTTAGATGAAATTAATTTTAATGGAACAGCTATTACATCTACAGCTGCAGAACTTAATATACTTGATGGCGTAACAGCTACAGCTTCAGAATTAAATTATAGTGATACAGGAGCTGCAGTTGGAACAGTAGTTGCTAGTAAAGTTGTAACAGTTGACTCTAATAAAGATGCTTCATCTTTTAGAAATGTAACTTTAACTGGAGAACTTTCCGCAGCAACTTTAGATATTTCTAGTGATGTTGATATAGATGGAACTTCTAATTTAGATGATACAGATATTGATGGAACATTAGTAGTAGATGGTACAAACATTTCATTAGACAGTACTTCAACTTTAAATATAGATAACTCTAATACATCTAACGGTATTACTATTGGTACTGCAACTTCAGGTGTACCTATTTCTATTGGACATACAACTTCTGAAACAACAATAAATGATAACTTAACTGTTACAGGAGATTTAACCGTAAGTGGCACAACAACAACTGTATCTTCTACAACTGTTGCTGTAGCAGATTCATTATTAAAACTTGCAAAAGACCAAGGTACTAGTGCAGATGCTGTAGACTTTGGATTCTATGGTCAGTACGGTGTAGGCGGAACTGCTAAGTATGCAGGTGTATTTAGAGACCAAAGTGTTGCAGGAGACCCTTTTACATTCTTTGATGATTTACAAGCAGAACCAGGCACTACTGTTAATACTGGTGGTACTGGTTATGATTTAGCTGACATTGCAGCAGGTGGAGCTACCTTTGCAGATGATGTTGTAATTACTGGAGACCTTACAGTATCTGGTGATGACATTACTATGGGTACAAATACTGCTGGTCATGTTATGGTTGCAGACGGTGCTAACTTTAATCCAGTAGCAATATCTGGTGATGTTACAATAGCGTCTTCAGGTGCTGTAACAATTGCAAGTGGTGCAGTAGAAACTGCTATGCTTAATGCAAATGTTGTTAGTGGTCAAACTGCAATTACTTCATCAGATGTAAGCTCTTCTGATGATAGTTTATTACTACATGATAATGATGCAGGTGCACTTAAAAAAGTAACTGTTGCTAATCTTATTTCTAGTGCAGGTGGATTAACAGATGTTATTGCTGATACAACTCCACAGCTTGGTGGTAATCTTGATACCAATTCTCATAATATACTTATTGACGATGCACATTTTATTGGAGACGAAAATGGTAATGAACAAATAATATTCCAAACAACTTCTTCTGCAGTTAACCAAATTGATGTAACAAATGCTGCAACAGGTAATTCACCTGAGATATCTGCAACAGGTGATGATACAAACATCAGTTTAAAATTAACACCTAAAGGTTCAGGACAAGTTTTACTTGATGGTAATGTAGGTATTGAGTCTGGTACTATTGATTTAAAAAACTCAGGTTCAAGGTCTAAAATTAATTTTTATTGTGAGTCAGGTAATGCTCATGCACAATCACTTCAAGCTGCACCTCACTCAGCAAGTGCATCTAATACTTTAACACTACCAAGCACAGGTGGTGACGTTGATTTAGTTTCTACAGCATCAACTGCTACACTTACAAACAAATCAATAGACTCTGACAACAACACTATTACAAACATTGTAAACGCAGATATAAAAGCAAGTGCAGGAATTGTTGATACAAAACTAGCTACTATATCTACAGCAGGTAAAGTTGACATAGGTGCACTAGAGATTGACGGTGCAACTGAAATGAGTGCAGCATTAGTAGATGCTGACTTGTTTATTGTTGATGATGGTGCAAATGGTACAGAAAAATCAATGTTAGCATCAAGAATAAAAACATATGTTGGTGCAGAAGCAGGAGCATTTAGCATTAGCAATTTAGATATTGATGGTGGTACAGACATAGGAGAAGCATTAGTAGATGCAGATTTATTAGTAGTTGATAATGGTGCTGGCGGTACTAATAGAAAAATGGAAGCATCAAGACTTCAGACTTATATTGAAGGAAAGATTAGTGGTGACATAACAATTTCAAGTGGCACAGCTGCTATCGGTAGCGGAGTTATTGTAAATGACGATATTAACTCTAGTGCTGCTATTGCAGACTCTAAATTAGCTACAATATCTACAGCAGATAAAGTTTCAGGAGCAGCTATTCAAGTAGATGGAGCTACTGACGGAACAGGGATTACTATAGCTGATTCAGACAAATTAATAGTAGATGATGCAGGAGCTACTAAATATGTGAATGCATCTCAGCTAAAAACATACGCATCTGGAGATTCTGCATCTGCAGGATTTGCAGTAGCAATGGCAATCGCATTGTAAAAAAAGGTTGACAAATATTAATAAATATGGTATAATATAATAACTAAGGAGTAAACACAATGGCACAGGATTTTGAAAGAGTTTTAAAGCAAAATATTGGTACATCTGCTACTGAAGTAAGAGCAGCAGCTAATAGTGATGATGCTATTATTGGTATGCGTTTTGCTAATAAAACAGGTTCAACTGTAACTGTTGATGCTACTGTTAAAAACTCATCAACTAGCTACTATCTAATTAAAGATGCCCCTGTACCAGCAGGTGGTTCTTTAGAACTAATTGATGGTGGCTCAAAAGTAGTATTACAGTCAGGAGACTCAGTAGAGGCTCTTTGTGATACAGCTAGTGCAGTTGATGTAATTTTATCAGTTGTTGATTCAATTAGTACATAATTTAAGGAGATAATATAATGGTTCAAAGAGTACCTCAAAGCGGTATATCAGGTAATAGTACTTTTAAAAACATGATAACAAATGGTGATATGCAAATATCACAAAGAGGAACATCTTTTGCATCTTTGGGAGATGGTGATGGAGGAACATATACTTTAGATAGGTATGGATTTCACGAAGAAGGGAGTTTTGGAGCTGCTGAAGCTACTATAACACAAGACACTGATGTTCCAACAGGCGAGGGTTTTGCAAAATCTTTGAAAGTAGTTTGTGCAACTGTTGACACTTCCATTGCAACCAACACAATAAACTACATTAGTCAAAAATTTGAAGGTCAAATGCTACAGCATTTAGCTAAAGGCACATCAGGAGCTAAAAGCACTACTTTATCTTTTTGGTGTAAATCTAATTTAACTAGTACATTTACAATAAATTTTATAGACATGGATAATACAAGACTGTTTAGCACGAGTTACTCTCTTGCTTCAGCTAATACTTGGGAAAAAATTACAATAAACGTTCCAGCAGACACAACTGGTGCTTTAGATAATGATAATGCTTCAAGTTATAGAATAAATTGGAATTTACAGGCAGGCACTGATAAAACAGGTGGAGCATTAACTACAGCTTGGGAAGCACAAGCAGAGGGAGATAGAGCGGTTGGTCAAACTAATTTTTATTCAAGCACAAGTAACAACTGGTACATAACTGGAGTTCAATGGGAGGTAGGAGACCAAGCCACAGACTTTGAACGTTTACCACATGATGTTCAATTAACTAGATGCTGCAGATATTATTGGAAACCTGTTCAAGGAAACTCTAGTACAAGTGAATATGTAGGATTGGGAGATTTTTACTCATCAACTCAGGTTGATACAGATTTTAGGCACATTACACCAATGAGAACACAACCAACCTTAGACCAAGGAACGGGCACAGATTATTATAAGTATTATTATGGTCAAACAGCTGATGGCACAGTTGATGGAGCTTGGACTTATTGGATTGGTAATGAACACATTAGTTCGATATATGCAACAGCGAGTGATGCGGTAGGTACAAGTAATGCTGGAAAAGCTTGTAGAATAATAGCTCAAACCACTGGTGGAGCAAGTGCTTACATTGCACTTAATGCAGAATTATAGGAGAAAATATGTTTGAAGGATGCACAATAAAAAAACAAAAAGACCCTCACACAGAAAGTGTAAATGTCATTAACGTAACTTACCCAGCAAATGGAGATGGAATGGTCAGGGTTTTATCTGTTCCAATGAATCCTGACAACGCAGACTATCAAAACATTCTTGAGTGGGAAAAAATAGAAGGTAACACAATAGAGGAGGCTGATTAATGGCATATATAGGACAAGGATTACCAGCTGATGTTTTTGCAGGTTTTACTATTGACAAGTTTACTGGAACTGGTGTAGCTAGTCAAACATTAACATTATCTAAAGCACCACTTGGTGAAACAGCTTTATTAGTAACTATTGATGGAGTTGTACAAGAACCAACTGATGACTTTACAGTGTCAGGAACAACAGTAACATTAGTAGGTACAGCACCTCTTAATTCAGAAATAAATGTTACTCATCTATCAGGAACAGTACCAAACACACTAGCATCAGCAGTAGATGTTAATGGATTATCTGATGGTATTATTCTCGATGCAGATGCCGATACAACAATAAGTGCTGACACTGATGACCAGATAGATTTTAAAGCAGGCGGCACTGACACTTTATTTGTTACAAACGGTAAAGTGGGTATAACAAATGCACCTGATTTAGGAGTTGGTTTACATATTAAAACTGCTGATACAAGTGGCACAGTTAGCACAAACGCAGATGAGCTAGTTATAGAAGGCACTAGAAGCGGCATGACTTTTTTAGCTGCTAATGATGATTTTTCTTATATAAATTTTGGTGATGATGGAGGTGCTGATAGAGGGTCAATAAGATATTCACACGCGTCTGATGCATTAACTATCAATACTGGTGCAACAGAAGTAGCCTCATTTCACACAGACGGAATCGTTTTTAATGAAGGAAATAATGACCAAAACTTTAGAGTAGAGGGTGATGGTAACATAAATTTATTGTTTGTCGATGCTGGTGTAGATTCTATTTATATTAATGCTTCTGCTCAAATATCAGATGAAAAGTTTTTAGTTAATAATAATGATAATAGTAAAGGAACAATTTCTAGATGTACAAGTGGCTCACAAGTTCATGACACAGTGCATTTTGATGCTAACAGAGCAGGTTCGTCTGCTTATAATTTTGTAAGAATACAATCAGGAAACTTTAGTGATTCTGAGTTTATTCTTACTGGCGAGGGCAACGCTTATGCTGACGGCTCTTGGAACGGTGGTGGTGCAGATTACGCAGAGTATTTTGAATGGAAAGATGGCAACACCTCTGATGAAGATAGAGTTGGTTGCTCAGTAGTTCTTGATGGTAACAAAATTGTTAAAGCTACAGATAGTGATGACGCTTCTAAAATTATTGGAGTTATATCTGCTAATCCAGCAGTCACAGGTGACTCTGATATAGAACAATGGTTGCATAAATATGAAAGAGATGAGTTAAATCGTTTTATTTGGGAAGATTATGAAAGTGTAATATGGTTTGATGAAAAAAACAAAGATACTTTTTATCATGTAGACCGAGTGCCTGATGGTGTGACAATACCTGATGATGCAATCTACTATCGAACAGAAGATGATGGTGTTACTAAATTAAAACGCAAAAAATTAAATCCAGCTTATGACGAATCTAAAACTTATGTATCAAGAAAAGATAGAAAAGAATGGGATACTGTTGGTCTTATGGGTAAACTAAGAATTAAAAAAGGACAACCTACAGGAACAAACTGGATTAAAATGAGAGATATTTCTGAAACAATAGAGGAGTGGTTAGTAAGATGAGCCAGACACAGGTAGAGAGATTATTTATAAAAGATAGAACGTCATTAATGACAGATGTTTTTAGACTGACCACCACTTTAACTACAACAGACTCTGATATTACAGCGAATCTAGAAAGAGCAGATGATGCAACAATAGGTAAGTTGGGTGGTAATATGACAGAGAGTTCTGGTGTTTTTACTTTTCCATCCACTGGCATCTATAAAATTACATATATAGTTACAGGATTTAGAGATGGAGAAAGTCGTTATGCTGGTATGCAAATTTATGGCACTGCTAATAATGGAACAGCTTGGGATTCACTAGCTTTAAGTTATGAAGGAGCAACTAATGCAGATGCAAATGATGCTTTTAGTTTCACAATGGTAGCCACTAGTTTTTTTGATGTTACAGATACTTCAACACATAAAATAAAATTTTATGTAAACGCTGCTGCTAACTGTGGCTTTAGAGGTGATACTGATAGAAATAACACATGTATGATTTTTGAAAGAGTAGGAGACACATAAGATGAGAGAAGACGGTAGACCAAATCACATAGAAGATTACTTAGTGCAACTGCATACACAGCAATGGTTTGGTTGGAGCGATAGTAAAAATAAAATATATGCAAATTTAATTTTGCATCCAAAAATTTATGATGCAAGTTCTAAAGGTCTTGTTGATAATCCACATTCAAAACCATCAGAAACAGATTGCACTAACGGCTTAAAAGCATTGCAAGATGCATGGGACTTAGAGCATGACTCTTACAAGTCTAAGCGTAGAGCAGAATACCCAAGCATTGCAGACCAACTAGATGATATATACCATAATGGTATTGATGATTGGAAAAATACAATTAAATCAATTAAAGATAAATATCCAAAGGAATAAAACATGGCATACATAGGAAGACAAAATTTAGGAGGAGCATATAGACAGCTTGATGATATATCATCTAGTTTTAATAGCTCAAACACAGCATTCACTATGCAAGTTAGTTCAACTAACGTATCTCTTGGTGATGTAAATCAAATAGTTTTATCTCTTGGTGGTGTGATACAAAAGCCAGGTACAGACTTTACAATATCAGGTAGCACATTAACATTTACAACAGCTCCTGCTGCTAACACAAGTTTCTTTGCAATACTATTAGGTTCAGATAATGGCGGAACGGTAACACCGACTGATGCTTCTGTCACTGTTGATAAACTAGCTATAGCAGGTGGCGAAGTAAAATTAGATGCGGATGGAGACACTTCCATAACTGCAGATACAGACGACCAGATAGATTTTAAAGTTGGTGGCACAGACCAAATAAAATTAACAGATGGTATTTTAGCACCAACAACAACTAATGATGTTGACCTAGGTAGCACAAGTCTAAGATTTAAAGATGTGGCTATATCAAACGACATAGTGCATCTTGACAACGCTGGTACTGGCAGAACACTTTATGATAGGTCTGAAAACTTATTAGGTAACGCAGGTACAAACTTTTATGGATATAGTATTTATCTTGGTGGTACAGGAGATGCTAATAGATTGGAGGATTACGAAGAAGGAACGTGGACTGCTGCTTTATCAGGAACAGGGTCAAGTAGTGGACAATCTTATGACAACGCAACTATGCAATATACAAAAATAGGAAGAATTGTTTATATAACAGGAACATTAGACTTAAGTTCTAAAGGAACTCTTGGTGGAGATTTTATAAAAATAACAGGGCTACCTTTTGCTCCAGACAATAGTAACTCAAATAGTTATCAACCCATAAAAACAATTCATTTTAACGTAGCAGGTGGAACATCAGGTTCTCATAAAGTTTGGGCAGTTTATGGTGCAAACTCTTTCATGTATGTTTTTCAAGATACTCACGGTGGAGCTTCCCAAATGACACCATCTAACTATGAAAACACAACAATAGTTGGATGTTCTGGAGCTTATGTAACGGCTTTATAATATTTTAAAAGGAGAAAACAATGGCAATAACAAAAGAAACAGAAATATCAAGAATTGAAGTTGTAGGTCCATACAAACAAGTTCAAGTTAGAACTGATACTATTATCAAAGAAGATGATAAAGAAATATCACGTTCTGCTCATAGAAACACATTAGACCCTGACATGGATATTTCTAACCAAAATGATGAAGTAAAAGCAGTGTGTAACACGGTTTGGACTGATGCTATAAAAAATAAATGGCAAGAATATCAAGAAAGTTTACCGCCTATACCAGTAAATGAATAATAAATAATAAACGATAGGATATTATATGAGCACAGAGCAAGAAAATAAAGAAGCTATAATTCGTATCGAAGGTGACTTAAAATTAATTCATCAAAAAATAGATACAATAAAAGACAATCATCTTGAGCATATGGCTGAAGATATTGACCGACTATCTAAATTTATTTGGGTAGTAGGTGGCACAGTGTTTGCTCAAATGTGTTATCTTATAGTTAGAAGTTTAATGTAACATGGCAAAAAAATGGAAATCATATACTGAACATGAAAGAGTGCATAAAGGAACATCTATAGGCAGGAATCCTATTAAAAGCACAATGAATAAAAAAAAGAAAGCAAGTTTTAAAAAGTATAGGGGTCAAGGAAAGAGAAGATAAGTATGGCAAGTTTTAAAAATATACCAGAAAAGTCAAGACCAAGAGAGCAAATAGGCGAAAAAGCTATTGATGACTATCTTAGTGAACAGGTTGCTGACCCTCAGATAGCAACAAAGGCTAAACAAAAATATACTGAACAAGCTGTTCAAGCTGATGAATTAATGACAACTCCTACACAAGCTGGAGTTACTTCTGCAGGTCAAAGAACAGTAAGTGGTCCTAGTGCTATTCAAGCTCAAACTGGAACTACTACAGCTACAGGTGCTCCTAGTGCTTTAGCTCAAAGAACAATGACTGCTGCTACGGTTGGAACTCCAACTGCTGCTACAGCTGCAACTCAAACTGGATTAGGTTCTGCTACTCAAGTAACAGGACAAACTAGAGGAACTGTAACTGGTGCTGCTACGGCTGCTACAGCTAACCCTGTAACAAATGCTATTGCTCAAGCTGCTCAAGGTAATGTTAATCAACAAGCTTTAGCTGCTGCTGTTACTGGACAAAAAGCAACCGTTACTGCTCAAACTGCAAGTCTTCCTGGTAATATTCAAGCTGCTGTTACAAGCAACCCTGCTTCTGTTACTGCAGCAACTGTAAATAATCCTTCTGCTGTTAACGCACAGATAGCTTCAATACCTGCAGATACTCTTGTATCAGGTCAAATGGAAAAACTATTAAGTGGTATTGAAACTGGAACTATACCTGTATGGGCAAGAGGTGCAGTAGAAGCTGTAGATAAACAATTAGCACAAAGAGGAATGAGTCGTTCTTCTATTGGTAGAGATGCTTTAGTAAATGCAATAATACAAAGTGCTATTCCTATTGCCCAAGCTAATGCTACACAGTTACAACAAGCTGCTATGGCTAATCTTAATAATCAACAACAAGCTGAAGTTCTTACAAAACAACAACAGTTTCAAGCACAATTAACTGGTGCTCAGTTTGAACAACAAGCTGCAATGCAGACTGCAGGAAATACACAACAGTTGTTAATGGCTAATCTTGGCAACCAACAACAAGCTATTTTAGCTAGTGCTCAACAACAACAAGCAGTAAGATTACAAAACCTTGCAAACAATCAACAAGGTGCTGTAACAAATGCACAACTTCAACAACAAATGGAGTTAGCAGGAATGAGTAATCAACAATCTGTTGCTCTTGCTAATGCTCAAACTATAGCGGGTCTTGATGTTCTTAATTTAAATAACAGACAACAAGCTGTTATATCTAATTCTAATTTATTTAGAACTTTTGGTTTACAGAATTTAAGTAACTCTCAACAAGCTGTTATGCAAAATGCAGCTAATCTTGCAGCTCTTGATATGGCTGAGTTAAACAATAGACAACAAGCTCAAGTATTAAATGCACAATCATTTTTAAATCTTGATATGACTAACTTAAGTAATAATCAACAAGCTGCTATACTTACTGCACAACAAAGACAACAAGCTATGTTATCTGACCAAGCTGCTAATAATGCATCTAGACAATTTAATGCTACTAGTCAATCACAAACAGACCAGTTTATGGCTAATCTTGCAGCTAATATTGCTCAACAAAACTCTGCTCGTGCTGATGCTATGTCACAGTTTAATGCTACTCAAAAAAATCAAATAGCACAAATTAATGCTGGTAATCAACTTGAAGCAGAAAGACTTGAAGAACAACTTAATACACAAATAGAACAATACAATGCTAACCTAAATTTTCAAAAAGACCAGTTTAATATTCAAAATGCAATGGCTATAGAACAATCAAATGTTCAGTGGAGAAGGCAAACAAATACAGCAAACACTGCAGGTATAAATGCAGTTAATCAAGCTAACGCAATGAATGCTTTTAATTTAAGTAATCAAGGTTTATCTTTCTTATGGCAAGAAATGAGAGATGCAGCTAAATGGGAATATGAAGCATCTGAAAATGACCAAGATAGAGATGCTAAATTAGCTATTGCATCTCTTGGTAATGAAGCAATAGAAGACCAAAATAAAGTAGATAAAATAATTGCAGTAGCTAAACTTGCTAAAGATTTATTATAAAGTAAATTATGAATGATGTAGAAGCTGCAGTTCACTTAATGTCAACTGCAAAAGTTTATAAAGATATATTTAAAGGAGATGTAGAACACATCTTACAACAAGTTTTACCACCAATAAAACTTAATCAATATAGAGTTTTTAGAAGAGGTGATAAACCTTTTGCTTATACTAGTTGGGCTTTTATGAATACAAAGTCAGCTGATAAGTTTAAAAAAACTGGTGTAGTAGAAGATGAAAGCTGGTGGAATAATGGTCATAATATATGGCACATGGATACAATATGTAATGATGGAAATATTTTAACATTACATAGATGGACACAAAGAAATCTTGCAGAAAAAGTTGGAGATAAGAAAAAAGTAAATTGGATAAGACTTGGACAAGATAGGTTTGGTCAAATAAAAGTTAAAAAAATAGGACACGCATTTACAAAAGGAGAAAACAACTATGGGTTCAGTAGTTAAAAAAATAAAAAAGACAGCTAAGAAAGCAGTTAAGGCAGTTAAAAAAATTGTCAAAAAAAATCCTATAACAAAAATAGTTAAAAAAGCTGCAAAGGGAGTAAAAAAACTTGGCGGTAAATTATGGGATGGTATAAAAAAAGTAGGTGGAAAAGCTATGAAAGCCTGGGGCAAGATTAGTCAAAAGCTAGGACCTATAGGCACTATTGCTTTGTCTTTTGCTATGCCTTATTTACTAGGACCTTTAAGTGGAATGGCAGGAACTGCATGGAGTAATATGGCTACTTGGTTAGGAACTCCCGCAACTGGAGCAGGAAGTACTTTTGTAAATGTATTTAAAACTTTAGGATACAATGCAATGAAAGGTGCACAGTTTGTAGGTAGTACTTTCAAAGGTATAACTCAAACATTAAGTCAAACTGTACGAGGATTTGCAGGAGAAGGTGGTAGTTTATCAAAAGGTTTTGAAGCTTTATGGGGAGGAACTAAAGATGTATTTACTGGCAAAGCAGGATTTGGAACTTTAGAAGGAACAACAAGTAAAGTTTTAGGACAACAAGTTACTTCTTATAGTGGAAAAGTAATTGAAGGTGCAAGTGGTTTTGTTAAAACTGGTGGTGTTAATATGATGAATGCTAATGTTGCTAATGCTCAAGCTTATCAAGCTATAAGTAATGCAATGTCTGGTGTAACTTCTCAATACACTCCAGAGATGGCTAAATATACTAATACATTACAAAATCAATATAAAATAGATGCACACACTGCTCATCAACATGCTATGCAAAACGGTGGTGTTGTTAATGTAGACCCTTCAAATGGTATGTCTTCTTATAATTTAGATTTCAATGCTTCTGGAGACTTTGCATATAGTGGTCCAGGTGGTGGAGCAGATATGGGTGACATAGCAAACTACGGTGAAGATATGTTTAAGTATAGTGGTGATGCTAGTAAAGTTAAATTTGGTGACACAAATCAATATGTAGGAGTAAGAGGTAGTCAGTATAAAGTAGATGGAGATACTTATGGATACGGAGACCCTAAAAGTACAGGTTTACTAAGTAAAAATGCTGCAAGTGCTGCTATGAATGCTCTAAGTGGATATCAAGAAGGTGCACCAGAGTTAGCACTTCCTGGAGGTTATGATGCTTCATTAGACCCTTTCAATACAAGATATGACGGAACAAATGTAGCTCTTTCAGCTGGAGGTCAATTCTTAAGTCAAGAACAAGATAGATTTCAAAAAACTTTAAACTTAAATATATCTGGAGGATAATGTCTAAAGATTCTAGATTAAAAAGAGCTGGAGTATCTGGTTATAATAAACCAAAAAGAACTCCTAATCATCCTAAGAAGTCTCATATTGTTGTAGCAAAAGAAGGTGATAAAATAAAAACTATCCGCTTTGGACAACAAGGTAAAAAAGTTGGCACACTAAAAGGTACAGCAGGTGCTCCTAAAAAAGGTGAGTCAGCTAGGATGAAAGCTAAACGTAGGTCTTTTAAAGCTAGACACGCTAAAAATATTAGAAAAGGTAAAATGTCTGCAGCTTACTGGGCTGATAAAGTAAAGTGGTAGTTATGTGTAAACATTGTGAACATAGTTGTCATTGTGGTAATAGTGGTCAGTGTCCTATTGAAGACTGTAATTGTATAAATTGTGAGTGTAAAGAATAATGAAGATAAGTGAAAACACGGCAGTAAGTATGCCAATGAGAAATTTAATTTCTATAATTGGTGCTGTTGCAGTTGGTTGTTGGTTTGGATTTGGAGTGATTGAAAGATTAAATGTTATCGAAACTGAAATACAATTAATGCAGTCTGATTTAGAAAAGAATACAGAGTTTAGAATTAAATGGCCTAGAGGTGAGCTAGGTTCATTACCAGCCGATTCTGAGCAATTTATGTTAATTGAATATATCGGTACTCAAATAGAAGCTATTGAAGAAGACCTAAAAGACTTACCAAAAGATAGGTCTCAAGACTTAACTATTAATTTTTTTGAAGATAGAATTTTAAAACTAGAAGATTCAGTTGAAGATTTAAAAGATAAGGTAAGACAGAATGGAAACCATTAAAGTAGTATTTGCTATTCTTATGATACAAAACGGTTCTGTTATAGAATATGTTCCTACTCAAGGAATGACTGATTGTTTAAAACAAAAACGTATTATTACTAGGAACATAGGAGAAAAACAAGATGGTATGGTTATGCAATGTAAAGAAGTAAAAGCAGAATTGTACGAAGATATGGGAAGATTAAAAATTAAAAAAATATATGATTAAAAATCCTATGGCTAAAGAATTAAGAACACCTAGATATAAATCTCAAGTTGTAAAAAATAAAAAGAAAGATTTAGAAAAGCATAGACAATCTTCTCAAGAAAAACTAGCAGAGTATTGGAGGTTAATTTAATGGCTGCAAAAAAATCTAAAAGTAGAGTAAACGAAGCAGGTAACTATACAAAGCCTGGTTTAAGAAAAAGAATATTTGCCAGGATAAAGGCAGGTAGTAAAGGTGGCAGACCAGGACAATGGTCAGCTCGTAAAGCACAAATGTTAGCAAAAGCTTATAAGAAAGCAGGAGGAGGATACCGTGGCTAATAATAATAATAAAATACCAGAAGGTCCACAAGGTGCTGGACTAAGAGCACTAAAAGAAAAAGCACCAGAAGTTGTAGCTAGAATGGGTTACAATAAAGGTGGAGCTGTTATTAATAAACCAAGAAAACCTTTAAAAGAAATTAAATAATGCCTCACTATACTAAAAGATTAGACAAAGTTGTTAAAGCTTTAAAGAAAGCTTCAAAAGCCCATGCTCGTCAAGCAGATATATTACTTAACATTTTAGAAGACCAGAAAACAGATTATGTCAAAACGAAAAAGAGACCCAAAAGTAGGAACAGGAAAAAAACCAAAGGGTAGTGGTCGTCGTTTATATACTGACGAAAACCCCAAGGATACTGTTAGAATAAAATATGCAACACCTGCGGACGCTAGAGCTACTGTCGCAAAAGTTAGACGAATTAATAAACCATATGCTCGAAAGATACAGATACTTACGGTCATGGAACAAAGAAGTAAGTTTGGAGGCAAACCAGAACAAGCAAGGATTGCAAAAAAAGCAAAAGAAAGTTTAAAGAAGAAACACGATGGCACTAAAAAAAAGTCAAAGAAGTCTTAAGTCTTGGACTAAGCAGAAGTGGCGAACTAAGTCAGGTAAAAAATCTTCTGAAACAGGAGAAAGATATCTACCGTCTGCCGCTATCAAGGCTTTAACACCTGCAGAATATGCAGCAACATCACGAGCTAAACGCAAGGGAACTCGAAAGGGGAAACAACATGTTAAGCAGCCAAAAAGAATCGCAGCCAAAACCAGAAGATACAGACGAACAACTTGAATTTAAATTTGAAAAGATAAAAAGAAAGAAAGAAAAAGAAAGAAAAAGAAAACTTAACTTACCAGATAACCCACTAGATGAATTATTAAAGGACAAAAAATAATGGAAGAAGAAATGACAAATATGCAACCTATGCCAGCGGGTACAGAAGTACCAACTGCAGACCCTGCTGAAATAGCTGGTGGTTTTACTAATCAAGGAGACGCAGTTGAAGAAACTCAAAGTCAACCTATTGATATTTTTAGTTCTCCTACTCCAGGAGAAAGCTTAACTAAAAATCCTGAAGAAAAGTTTCCTTGGGAAAGCCCTCCTCAGTTTACAGAAGTTCAACCTTTTATGGAAGAAATATTTTTAAGTTTAACAGAAGAGGATGCTTATGTTGATTTACTTGGATTGTTAATGAGAGGTACTCCTGTTGATGAATTAACACAAGTTATTTTATATAGAGCAATGTCAACTGGTAAAGTAAATCCTGATTTAATGTTATTATTAATAGAACCTTTAATGTATTTAATTATAGCTATAGCAGAAAACTCAGACATAGAACCTGTTATTTATGAAGGTGAAGACATAGATGAAATGGATGAAGAATCTGCTCAAATGTATTTAGATAAATCAAAAGAATTTAAAGAAATGAAACCAGAAAAAATTAGAAAATCTAGTGTAGAACCTTCTTTACTTGCAAAAGTAGAAGACTTACCAACAGCTGAAGAACTAGATATTTCAAGTGAACCAGAACAAGAAGAGGAAGGAATACTATAATGGTCGGTGTTTTAGATGTATTAGCAGGTTTTGCAAAAGATAACGAAGCAACAAGAAAAGAACGTCTTGCTGAAAGAAAAGAATTACTTGCTGAAAAAAAAGATTTATTAAAACAAGTAGCTCTTAATAAATATGCAGCAGATGAGGCTATATATCAAAAGAACTTAGGAACTTGGTTGAATACTGAAAAAGAATTAGATATGTTAAAGTCTAGTGGAACTGCTTTAAATCCAAAAGATTTAGCTACAAAAATTGCTACGATAGAAGGTAGAATACCTAGCAATAGAGAAATAGAAGATGAAGAAATGAGTCAAATATTGTCTCCTTATTTAGCAAATATTAAAGAATACGAAGATGAAAACGGTAATAAAAAATTTGATTACACTGGTAATTTAAAACCAGTTGCTCCATCTTTTGATAAATATTACAATCCAGATAAATATATATCAGCAGTAGATGATATGTCCAAAGCTGTTCAAGGAGACTGGGTAAGGTTTGTTAAAGGAGATGAATCAATTGCAAAAGAAGATAAAATTTTAGCAACACTTCAAAATGATTTAGAAGAAGGTTCTTCAAGAGCTAATCTAGATATTAGAAATTATTTTGGAACTCCAGAAAAATATACCTTTGATAGAAAAGGTGACTCAACAGAAAAAGAAGTAGCTTTAGATGAGTCAGACTTATTTCAAACATTAAAAAACTCTCTTCCAACAGATGATACACAACAAAGAGAATTTTCAGAAACACCCGAAGGTAAAATTGCTCCTGATGGAAATGCCTGGACATTTAATCTGAATGATTACAACGCTCATGTAACGGATGAAAAAAGTTCAAGCGAAGTAAATAGAATAACTCTTAGTATTTTACAAACATTACCAGACGGTGAAGAAAAATATATATCAACACTTGAAAATGGAGAAAGAGTATTAGACGGTGATGCAAATGTAACTAGAGCTTTAATTGAAAATGCTTATAAAGAAATGAACGGCTATAGAGCTTTACAAGCTATGCTAAATAATGATGCTAGTTTTTTAAATATGACAGGTGTTAGTAATGATTTACAAAAATGGTTTGCTGAAAATTCTGTAGGATTAAAAAATCAAAGTTTTTTAGGAAAAGGACAAATAGCTGCTATGTATATAATTCCTAATCCAGTTATGGGACATAGTGACCCTGTAAAAACAGCAGAAGTAAAACAAGATTTACAAAAATTAATTGAACAAGATTATAATGGTGTAGTAGCCATGTTTGAAGAAAAAGGAATAGCTATTCCTAATACTCAACCTGTAGATAAGACTAGTAGTTTTTCTCAGTGGCAAACTTATTTAGATGCTTACTCTAAAGGTTCATTAGAATATAAAGTTCCTTTTGCTCCAGTTAATGAAGAAAAAGCAGTTGAACTTAGACAACCTATGATAACTGGAATGGCTATAAGCACTGATGTAACTCAAGAAAAAGAAATAAATGCAAATACTTTAGGTCTTTTTGTTATAAAACCTGATAATACTGAAGCAGGTCCACAATTTCATAGTTGGAATGATATTCATCAATTTATGGAATCAGACCCTGAACGTGCAAAAGAAGTTATTTTTGGTGGTATAAACTCAGCAAATAGTGAATTTGAAGATAGTTATGAATCTATAAAACAACTATTTAATTTGACATCTTCTCCAATTGATGTAGCTGCAGGTGCTGCTCCTGAAGTTGCTACAATGGAGGAACAAATGAATGAAATAGTTCCACCTGCTATTACTGAACAAAGCATATCAGAACTAACTATGCCTCCTGGAAAAAAATTAATAGATAAGGGTAAAGAAACAACCAAAGATAATCCTGCTTATGCTGAATGGTTAAATCAAAATCAACAAGAATGGAATTCAAGTATAGATTATATCAATAGCATACAACCTGAAAAATTCTTAGAAGGAACGACAAAGCAAAAACAACAAGGAAAAGAACCTATCTCTCCAGCTTGGAAAGAGTGGAATGAGAAATATAAGGATATACTTAAAATAGGAAAACAATAATGACTAGTTCAGCTGAAGAACTTTTTTTTGGTTCTCAACCACAAACTATAAATACTGGTCAGTCTTCAGCTGAGCAAAAATTTTTTGGAACACAGGAACAACCTGTTATTACAAATAATCAACCTTCTTCAGCTGAACAAAAATTTTTTGGAACACAAGAAGAACAAATTCCTAGTGCATTTCAAGGACAAGAACCAGATAAAACTGAACTGATGAGATATGGGTGGGCGTTAGAAACTAATTTAGTTGGTGATTTGTGGAGATTAGGACGTGCCGCTTTAGATTCTGAAAAAACTATTAAAGATATTGAAGCTGAAAGAATAGCTAAAATATACGAAGACCCAGAATTTGCAAAGTTTAAAGATGGGTCTTTTGATAATAATCCATATGTATGGGCAGGTCGTATAGGTGTTATGGCAACTGACCCTATTTATGCGTTAATGCCTTGGGCACAAGCAGCTAGAGCAGGTAATTTTATAGGTAAGGGTGGTGCTGCTTTATTTTCTCTAGGTTCTGCTACTGGTGCTGCTGATGCTGCTATTAGAACAAAAGCTAGAACAGGTTCTGTTGATTGGAAAATGGTAGGACTTGGTGCAACTATTGGTGGTGGAGCTACAGTTGCTTTAGGTGGTGCAGGTAAAGCCTTACCTCACATGTTTCCTTCTTTATTTAAAAATAAAAAAATAGCTGAAGCAGCCGTTCAATCTGCAAAGGGTAAAACTGTTCCATTATTAACTGATGGAGAAACAGCTATACTAAATTCTATAAATAAATCTGACAAAGTAACACTAGCTTTTAAAAATATAGAAGATGCAGATAACGCATTATTTAAATTACTAGGAGAAAAAGAAAGACTAGCATCTGTTGTTACAAAAGAAGTAGCTAAAGTTAGAAAAATAAAAAAAGGAGAGCCATCAAAAAAACCAAAGTTTGAAACTACTGGAGATTCTCCTGGTATTATAGTTGGAACAAACGAAGTAAATAGAAGAGCTTTAAAAAAGGCCATGGGAGATTTACAAAAAGCTAGAGAAGCTAGAAGAACTTTTTTAAAGCAATGGGATGATGAAGTTTTACAAGCACAAAATAAAGTTACTCGTTCCCATAGTGAATATTACATGAATATTCTAAGAGAATTAGAAGCTAATCAGTTAATGACAACTAAAGTTATAAGAGGTTTTGCTTACAATTTTACTAGACCTGTAGTAGGTGGTTTATTTGGTGCTGGTGCAGGAACTTTATTTGGTGCTGATGATGAAGATGTTATTTATTGGTCTGCTGCAGGTGCAGGAGCTGGTGCTGTTACAAGATTATTAAGAAGTGGTTTGGTTACAGGGCTTCCTATTCAAACACAAAAAGCTGTAGCAAAAGAAATACAAGGTAACTATTTACAACAAGCTTTAAGATGGGCTAATATAAATTTATCTACTACAACAGCAACTAAGTTATCTGCTCACGGAAAAGTAATGGATGAGATATCTACCTTACTATTTCCTAAATTTATGAAAAGTCCTAAAAGAGATGCTTTTGGTAGACTTCTACCTGACGAAATGCAACCTACATTAGGTATAGCAGATAATGTAGAAGACGCAACAGCTCAACAAATGACTTTCTGGATAGGTGGTATAGATGAAGTTCTTGATGGAGCTTCTTTATCACTTCAAAGAGAAGCATTAAGATTAGTTAGAGGTGATAAAACTATAAAAGCTAGTACTGAAGCTAAAGCTCTTGCTAGTAGAATAAAAAATTATGTATCTAGATTTAAAAAATATTATAATGATGTAGGTATAAAAGAAAAAAATATTTATGATAATTTCTTTTTTAGAAAATATAACTATCAAAATATAGCAAAAGACCCAGAAGGTTTTAGACAAACATTAATACAGATATTTAAAAATTTAAAAAATAAAAATCCAGGGGCAGCTGCTGATGAATTTATTAATAGTATAAACAGCAGTAGAGTTAGAGATATACTAAGTCCGCAAACTCTAGGACAAACAACTAATTTAAAAGGTAAAGTTTACTTACCTCTTACAGAACACATCAAATATGATAGGGTTTTACAAGGTGACTATAATAAAGTAGAAAAACTTTTAATGGATGGTGGTTGGATAGTAGATGATGTCAATCAAGTTCTTATTGATGTTGTTCAAAGAAGTGTTAGGTCAGTAGAATTTGCAAGAAAGTTTGGAGCTAACGGTGAGTTTCTTTCTCCTTTATTAAAAAAATTAGGTAATCAATATAAAGAACGAGGATTTAAATTAGGTCAAGAGGGCACTGGAGAAAAGGTATACGGAAGAGCACACTCAAGAGAGTTAAAATATTTAGCTGACAGTATTAATGGATTTTTTGGGAAGTATGGTAATAATAACCTTCCTCCTGCTGTAAGAAGTTTAACTGCTTTTGCTTCTTCTATGGCAAATTTTGAAATGATGGATAAAGTTACACTAGCTAACCTTGGTGACTTAGTTCAACCTTTTGTAAATAGCACAAATTTTTTAGCTGCTTTACAAGCCGCACCTTTAGGAATAGGCAGAGTATTTAGAGGCAGTGGAACTTCTTTATTTACTAGAGGTGAAGGTAGTGCTGCTAAATTACTAGACCAAAAACTTGTTAAATCAACTGAAGAAGCTATTAGAAGAACATACATAGCAGGTGGTCAAGGAACTGATGCACCAATAAATTCTAAATTAATATTTGGTGAAGGTGCTACAGCACAAAAATTAAATCAAGGCTTTTTTAAACTTGTAGGTTTAGAGTATGTTACAGATTTAGCTAGAAGATTTGCATTTAATGCTGGTGCTATTGATGCTCACAAATCTTTAATATCTTTAGTTAAGACTGTTGAAAGAGGAAAGTTTAGTTCTATAGATGAAGTTGTAAGAAGAAAACCACGAGCAATAAAACATTTAATGGATAGTGGTGTATTAAAAGTAAAAGACGGCAAAGTAATAAACTCAGATGAGTTAATATCACTTGGACAATTTAAAACTGCTGATGATATGTTAAACTCTGATGCGGGTAAAAAGTTTTTAATAAGAGCTGGTAATCACGCAATGAATAGAGATGCTATTATTCCTAATGTAGGTAATAGATTGTTGTTTGCTCAAAGTAGAAATCCTTTAATAAGAATGCTTGGACAATTTAGTTCTTGGGCTATGGCTAAAACTGCACAAACTGACGCAATGATAGCTCGTATAGATGAAGGTAGTGCACCTGGAGCTAAACAAGCTTTACTTATGATGCTTTCACTAAGCTTATATGGTGGAATAAAAGACTTAAGAGACATTGTAACTTTTGGACATGTTCGTAACAACAGTCCTATACTTGACCATCCTGATGTAAACTTACAAAGATGGACTTCTGAAGCTTTTCAAATGAGTGGACTTGGTGGTTGGATGGGAACTACTTTTGTAAATCAAACCGTAGGTTATGGTTCGGATAGACCTATATCTATAGCTCCTTTATTACAACCAGCAGAAGGTGCTGTTAAAACTGGTGCTGCTGTTCTTTCAAGAGATTGGGAAACTTTTTATAGAGAATACTATAATATTCTTCCTATGCCAACTTGGAGAGCTTTAATAACTAGGTTAACAGGTGTTAATTTAATAGGAGCTACAGAAACTGTTGAAGAATCTAAACCATTAACAAATCAACTATTTGAAAAAACAGGATTATCAAACTAATGGATAAATCAAGTAAAAAATTATTGTCAGAGTTTAAACCAAAGGGTTATAAACATGGTGGTTATCATAGTTTGTTAGATGAATTTATGGAAGTGGGTGGTAAATCTTACGGTGTGCTATCTAGTCAAGCCGCATTTAATAAATATAGTCCAGTTAGAACTCCCACTAGAAAAAGTATATTTGATTCTACTGAATACTTTGGTAAAAGAGTTAAACTAAATGAGGGCGGAGAAGTCACAGTATATAATAATCCAGGTAATATAGAATCTGGTCAAGGATTTGCTGGAGAAACAGGTGATACTTATGCTAAAGATAGAAAGAATAATAAGAAACCTTTTGTAGTTTTTGATAGTCCAGAAATGGGTGTTCGTGCTTTAGCTATGGATTTACAAACTAAAATTAAAAGACACGATGGAAATGTAAATAAAATTATAGAACAGTATGCACCAGATAATGAAAATGATACTAAAAAATATCAAGAGTTTGTAAAAAAACAAGTAGGAAAAGATAAAGTTACTACTGCAGATTTAAAATCTTTTGTAGAAGCAATAATAAAAAAAGAAAATAAACCAGAAACAGCCTCTTATTATTTAGATAATACAGAAGCAGTTGATAAAGGAATAGCATTATCCTATTTTCAACTACCATCTAACAAATCTTTTAAAGATGTACAAGCTTTGTTTGCTAGTCCTAGAGAAAAAGAAAAAAATATTCCTTTGCCTCCTAGAGCAAAACCAAGAGACAAAAAAAGTAGGTTATATCGTTATAGAAATAGACCTACAACAGTATTTGACGAAGACTTAACTAACCCAGAAGAAGGTCCTAGAAATTATAGAATGCCTTTCCAGTATGGTGGTGGTGCTGACGCAGGAGCTGGTAGTGGTTTTGGTGGTGGTGGTGATAGTAGTGGTGGTAACACAGGTGGTAATAAAGGTGGTAATAAAGGTGATAGAAGAGGTGTTACAAGTCTTAGAGACAGTGGTATGGTACAAGGCTCAACTGGATATGGCCCAGCAGGTGCAGGTGGACAAGCATTAGGGCCTAGTGGTAATCAAGGTGGTAATCAAGGTAATCAACAAGATACGACAGAAGATAATACAACTACTTTTAATTCTCCTTCATTTAGTCCAACATATGATTATACTCCACCTAAAAAAGATAGTTTATTAGATGATGTTGTGGATACTTATAGAGACCTTACAACTTTTAATACTCCTTTAGGAGAACTCTCAATAACACCTAAAAGTTTAACATCATTCGAGGCAAAACTTAGTTTTTCTACAGGTAATCTTAAAAAGGGCGGTCTGTTAGATAGAAGCCGTAAAAAATAATTGACAAATTATTATTTTTATGGTATAATAAATATTTGGAGTGGCTATAGGTAGCACTCTAGATGACAACAAAAAACAACAATAACTTGCTTAATGAAAGGAGTTAATTATGAACCTACCTACAAATAGAAGAGGTCTCGTATTCAACGCAGACCCATTTAAAAACTTAACAGTTGGATTCGATTCATTGTTCGACCAACTATCTTCACTGTCAGACTTTGAAGCACCAAGTTATCCGCCTTACAATATTCGTAAGATTGGTAATGATGGTTACGAACTTGAGATGGCTTTAGCTGGATTCAGTAAAAGTGATGTCAATGTAGAAGTAAAAGAAGATACATTAACTGTATCAGCTTCAAAAGAAGGTAAAGATGAAGAGGATAGTTTTCTTCACAGAGGAATAGCTAAAAGGTCTTTCACTCGTAAATGGACTTTAGCAGAACATCTTGAAGTAAAAGATGCTGAATTGAAAGATGGTATTCTTTTAATTAAGATGAAACTCAATCTTCCAGAAGAGAAGAAAGCTAAAACAATAAAAGTAAAATAACCTCGTGTTTGGGGCAGGAGGCAATTTTTTGTGCATTTTAGACGAAAAAAAACGCTCTAGGATGCACGAGGATTAACAAATCGGAGGTGTCTAGTACCCTAGCACCCCCCTAAAAAGGAGAAAAAATGATAGAAAAGATAAAAGAACTAATCAAGAAGATTAGAGCTAAACTAGGAGTATAATATGGGTATTCCATTTGAAATGATAACCATGCTGGGTTCTACAGTGCTCGGTGGGGTTATGAGTATATGGTCTCAAAGTATAAAAGCTAAACAAGCTGAACAAAAAATGCTTTTACAAAGAGCAGAAGTTCAGACTGCGGCTTTTAAAGAGGCCAGAGAATATGAAAATGTAGGATTCCAATGGACTAGAAGAATTATAGCATTGACTGCTATCTTTGCTATCGTTGTCCTTCCAAAAATATTACCATTGATAGACCCTCAAGCACAAGTAATCGTAGGTTATTTAGAATTTAAACCTGGATTCTTATTCTTTGAAGGTAAAGAAGTTATGCAGTGGATTCCAATGGCGGCTAGAGGTATAGTAATTACACCACTAGATACTAACTTGGTTGCTGCAATAACAGGACTATACTTTGGTGGAAGTTTGGTGAAGAAATGATTTGGATATTATCAGCGATGCTTTGGTACACAGATGTTGAAAAACCAAAGTACTCAGACTATAATGTAAAAGTCTTTCAAAGTCGTGAAGAATGTCACGATTATTTATTTTGGAATCAAGCTGAAATAGTTACTGAACTAGCAATAGCTCATGGTATGGAAGACGGTAAAGCTTTAAAGACTTGGGCTTTCTTCTGTGAAAACAGAAAACTACAAGAAGTTTAAGGATTTAACCACTCTTTAATGTTATCTCTGGTAGATATAAAACTATCAGAGATAGCTATAGTTGGTTCTTCTGGGTAAACAAACATAATACATTTTTCACTTACCTCTTTATTTATTTTTATTTCTGCAGGTTTATATCCTGCTCCTATCTCTAATAGATGAACACTTCGTTCAACATCCCCTCTTAATTTATAAGCCTCACCTTTAATTTTATATCCAGGTTCTCTCCTATAAACAATAGGAAAACAACCATGAGAAAAATCTTTTATATCAAAATTACTGTGTAAAGTTTCACACTCGCCTATAAACTCGGACTCTTCTAAAATCCAGTTTAGTCTGTGGTTTTTCTTTAATGTGCCGTAT